GGTAGGGTCTAAGATCATTACTTTTATATTGCATAACCATTTATTTTTTATAGCTTCATCAGCCCAATTTCTAGTTAATGAGTTATTAGGAAAAACAATCGAACACTCTGTCCCATCACCATTTCTATTTACAGAAACGCCAGAGAATCCAAAGGGTGCAAAAGAATAATCGTTTCCAGAATATGTAATAGTTTCGTTAATAAAAAAGTTTTGAAACTTATATTGTGTGCCATTTAATAATAAAAAATTACCAACTGCTATTTCCATAATTAAACCCCGATTCTTTTACGTGTATTAGGACTTGTTTGTAATCGTCTTAATGTCATTTGTTCACCTTTTCTAGCGCCTTGTTCTGTCGCTGATCTAATACCCTGTTCAAATTGTTGAGCCGTTACATAATCAATTGCGTTAATACGTTGAACATCAAAACGAACATCAATCGCACCAGCTCCTACAAGATGACCGCTTTCACCTTCAGAACCACCTACGCCATCAATAACACTTTGCCCCCTTGCTCCTTTGGCGTAGCGCCGCATTGCCTGATCCATTTGATCGGATCTAATGACATATTCGGAACCCGCCTCACCTATCAGGGCGTTTGTAGGTTTATTAACAAAACCACCTGTTGCAAAGGAACCTTTAGGAAAAGTGTTTCCATAAAAAGCATTATCATTTGCTACTAACTGATCAGTCGATAAACCCCCACCTCCCCCTAAACCTCCACTTAGCGCACTTGTTAAAGAGCTTTTAAACGCATTAAATAATGGTTGCGTAATTCCTTGTCTAATCGTTAACCTTGCTAAATCAGCAATGATACTTTGAACTAATGACTTGAATTGCAGCTTCCCGGTAGTTACAAAATTAACGAGCGCATCTTCTAAACCTTTGAAAGCACTTACAAGAGAATCACCAACTAAAGAACCAATATCATTTAAGCCTTTTCCAAATTCATCTAATTTTTTTATCATTGATTTTCCAAATGTAGTTTCTAATAATGATTTTGCTTTCTTAGTTTCTTGATTAATTCCAGAAATATTTTGTTTTAAATTTTCACTTGAATTGTCTGATTCTTTGTCATCTTTACTAGGGAATAAACTACCGATTTTATTTAATTTATCTAATGGGCCTGTACTTAATTTGTATAAAGTATCAAAAAAGAATTTAAAACCCGGCGCGTTAATAATTTTAGTTAAAGTTTTTGTCGTATCAGTTAAACCATTAACAAGAGCTAGTATTCGATCCATATTGTCTGCGATTGCCGCAATTTTTAATTCTTCAATTGCAATATTTAAATTTCTAAATTGTTGTTCTGGCCCTTTCATCGCTTCCGCTAATTTTTCAGCCCCTTCAGTTCGCAGTCGTTCCAGCGCTGGCAAAATAAATTCTGTTGTTACTTTTCCTTCTTTTGCTAAATCTTTTATTTCTCCTACCGTTACATTCATCTCTTTGGCGATTGCCTGAATAACAGCAGGCGTTTGTTCAAATACGCTCCTTAATTCATCACCTCTTAAAGCTCCAGTACCTAACGCCTGACTTAATTGCAAGAAAGCATTTGAGGCTTCAGTCGCGCTTGAACCGCTTAATTTTGCAGCGGTGTTAAATCCTTCATAAACAGAAGTAATGGTTTCTAACTCTAAACCTATCGGCCTTAAACGTGCATAAATTTGAGCAAATTCTTTATTTGCTTGTGTTTGACTTATTCCAAATTTCTTAGAAGCCGCTGTCGCCGCATTAGTAACAGATGCTAAATCGTCAAAGCCTTGAGATAAAAGCGCTAAACGTCTTTCTGATTCTGCCCTTTGTACTGTTGCGTTTAAAGAATCTTGTACTACACGCAGAGCAACATAGGCTTTCGCTAATCCATCAACCGTTAGTTTTACATTCTTAACCCGACCCGCTAAACCTTGCATGGAGTTACCCATGCGTTTGATACCTTGTTGTCCTAACGTTTTAACCGCTAGGAGCATATTAAATTTTGCGCCTTGTGCCATTTATTTATTACCTCTGTTTAATAGTTCAATAGCAGTTGCTTCCATGATTTGAAGATCCTCGAAAGTTTCTTTGCTATACGCATACATATTAACTAAGGCTAACACCGATGAGTAATCAAATCCTGTAACTCCACCAACTGAAGTACGCCATTGAGTCTGACATCTAAGAAACAATTCAACCGCAGGCCAATTTTCAGGCCAAACTGCAAAGTCTTTTTCTTTCTTTTTCTGAGGCATCGTTAAACCTAATATTGCCGCGTCTTTCTCTCGTTCATCTTTTACGCCGCCTTTCCCCCAATACTCAACGGCGCTAATTAGTTTTTTCTTTTTGCCCCCGCAATACTTTCAAAAAATGATTGTGCTATGGCTGTTGCGACCATTGGTACGTCAAGTAATTTCTTTAAATTTGCCTTGTTAAAATCAACGGGGTTGCCGTCATCGTCGTCGATAGAATCCCAACCTATTAAAACCTCAGAAACTAATTCAATATCAGTAATTTTATTCTTATCTATTTGATCCCCCATTTCAATAATCCTAGTTTGAGTGATTCTTTTAAATTCACCGTTAAAAGTCTGAACAGAATGTTTTCCGTTACCAGTTGGAACTTTTACTTTTACAGGCCATTTATAAGACTCGTTTTGATCTAATACAAATGCCATTAATTAATACGTCTAAGTATTAACAGGGTAGACCCTCTATTAAGTCAATGCAAGAGATATTTCGTTATTCCCTGCTGATGTTGGTGTTGCAACATAGGCTAAGGAAAGCATTTGAATACCGTTTTCCTCTGTATAAGCAGGCGACGCGATGTCAATTTGACCAGCGGTAAAGGTAACTTTATTACCAGCGGTTTGCCCATGCTGGAACGTTAAATTGCCTGTTGCTGATCCTGTTGCAGTCGTAAAGAAGTTCTTAGCAGAAAGGGCAGGCGCTTCAATTACTGCCTCACCCGCTGGCTTTCTATCTGTAACTAAGATTTCTTTTGTACCACCTACAAACTCGTTATAAATTGTTTCGTTGTTTTGGTCGTAACTAAATGATTGCAAACTTGCCGCATAAGAAAATATTTGAAGCGCTGTTGTATTTCCATTTTTGAAAATTACAGGATCGGCTTGATTGGCATAAGTACAAGTAGGTAACGCGGTATCTGTTGGGTCGTTATAAATTCCAGTAAATGTAAAGCTTATAACTGGGATCTCTCCAACACTTGCATTTATCGAAAAGGAACCTCTTGCACCTGTAATTTTATGTCTAATGCCATCAATGCCAACGTAGAAAGTACAAGAATCAAACGAGCTACTTACTGGCGCATAGGTAACAGAGGTAGAGCTAACAATTGTCTGAGACATCGCACAACTTTTCATGGCTGCCCCCCATGCTGGCGCAGTTCCAACGGCTCCAGATGCAGCTAATTCGACCTCGAAAGTTAGACTGACCCTTTGTTGTGCCAATAGTTGAGGATAGTTACCGAGATAGCCGCGAATAGTCTCACGCTCTACAACATCAGCCTCTAAAGGCGTAATTTCTAGGTTGCGTACTTCAATCGCATTTGCCGAACCTGTAGGCGTTGGATCGGTTGCATAACTTGATTCCAGCTTGCAAAGAATCGTTCTTAATCTCGTTAGCTTTGGCATCGCTCAATCAATCTGAATCTATATGCTTACATAATAGTCTGATATGCCTACGCAGTAACAGAATTGACGTTAGTTCTATATCTAATTAGGAAATCCATCCCTATTACTCCCGCCGCTTGATCAGCATCTACCATTTCAAAACTTACGCTTTGGGGTTGAACATCAATACAAGTACTGTTTAGCGTTAAGTCAGCCGTCATCTTTGAATGGACTGATTCAACAATAGGATCAGCCACCTCGTCAGGAACATCACCGCGAACAATAATCGAAATTCTTACAGTTAATGACCAATCAAGTTTAGGTAAGGAAAGATTCTGTTCACAAGTATCACTAACAGGTTCAATCACTAACGCGGGTGATTCGTTACGCGCCAAAGGCACAACACGGCTTCTATAAATACGGCTTCCGACGTTGGTGGTATTAGCCAAACTTGTTTTAA